CACATCGCAAGAGTCCTTGTCAATGACTACAAACTGGATAGTGTCTACATCAAAGAGCGTAGTGTAAATAAAAGCCTGAATGTCATACCCATATTTTTCAGCACTCCATTCAAATTTGTCTATCTCCCTTGTGGTTTTAAGGTCAGCCACAAAGCTATATTTCTTGTCGTAGATGTCTGCCTTTGCTCTAAAAGCATAGCCCTCAAGCATTTGTATTTGTGGCACTTCAAACTCTGAGCCACTAAGTACATTGAGTACATACTCATTCCGTAGAGCTGCATCCACCAGCCTCATATTTTCATCATGCTCTTTGGCAGTCAGTACAATTTTTTTGCTTTTGGCATTGCCTTCTTTAAAGGCTTTGGCTACTCTGCTCTGCACATTGATAATCTCAAACCTTTCATCAAAGAGGTGAGGCTCTAAAATCATTGTATGTAGGAATGTGCCTACTTGAAGGGCAGTTGAGTTTTGCTCTTTGCCATTTCTTACAATGTTATTGTAGCTCTTGGGGGATTTCTCCAGCAGCTTAATAGCTGAAGAGCTTAGGGCATTCTTTCCCAAGTGACCGTAGTAGAAATCGTCATCTACCATTTTTTCTAGTAGGGCTGCCTTGTCCCACTGCTCACCGTTTAATAGTGTAATCATAATTCGTGATAGTCTTCGTAGTTGCATTCAAGGCAGATGCCGTTGTAGTCAAGAACCGTGTAGCAGTATTCACAACGCTCTGGTTCTCCATAGGGGTCGGGGGCTCCAAACTCACTGCACATTACTAAAAAGATTGTCTACGCTTACTTGCTCAAGCGACCACTCATAGAGGGCGTTATAGGCTGCGTCGCAGATGTTGTTAATTGGAAAGTTGGCATCCGTAAAGGTGGTATAGTTCAGTTCTTGTACTATCTCAAAGCAATCCGAATAATAAATAACTGCATCGCTAATCATATTGAAGACCAAGTCCCAACATTCTTCTTCGTTGGTTAGATAGCCATTTTTCAGTTGACGAGCGACTTCTTCATCACACTCGCGAACCCATTGCCATTTATTGAAACTCATTGCAGCAAGGAATTAAGAAGTGAAACGATGGCGAATGGCGTTAGAAATAACACCGTAATCATTGCGAAGCCAAAGGCATAGGCCTTGTAGTCTTCTAAGGTTTGTGGTTTTTTCACTTTAGTGAGTATTTTGGTTTACTCAAATATACACACTTTGAACAAAAAACAAATATGTTCAAAAAAAAGAGGGCTACTTGCCCTCTCTCCAGCTTGTGTAACAAACCGCTAGTCTTTGCTCTTGGTCGGGGAACTCACCAGCTAGCTCACTCATACAACGCCCTATAAAGTCTTGCTGGTCTTCTTGGGCTTGGGGTTTAGGTATTGGCATATCTTAAAAGTTTATATGATTTTAATTCTTTCAGGTCTTCAAGGTGCAGCTTTGTTAGTACATCCTCTCTGCCCTCTCTTTGGTAGAGGTTGCGGTGCGCCTTGTCTTTCGTTACAAAATCTGCACTTACATTTTCAATGCACCATTCCAAAAGCTCTTGCCTACGGATTACCACAAAACCACCTTCTTCGGCTATGTCAAAAGCTATAAACTCAGCCAGCCCATTAAGCCAACCCTCATCTCCCCTGACATTCTTGAACTCTACCCAAATGCTTTTGGGGTGACGGAGGCCCTTGACATCCACCCCGTACCAATCTGCATCTTTTCTCTTTACCCAGTAATCTATGTGGGAGTAAATGTCTTCTTGGGCAGTTGCTTTCTTGACTTCGTAGGCTATTGCTTCGCAAGCCTCTATAAACCTTTTTTCAGCAAGGTCACCTTGTTGCCGTGAGTAGTTTCTGCGTTCCTTGCTGACCATTTTTTAGATGTGGTTTAGATGCTCTTCCAATAAAGATAACTTCATTTTTATCTCTTGTACTGCATCTCTCAAGTCATGAGAGGTTACAAGGGGCATATTGATTTTTTGCTTGTAGGAGTTCCTAGCACTCTCATACACATTTTTATAAAAGTCTAAAGCCAAGTCGCGGTAGTGCGTTTGCCAGTAGTGGCAAATGGTACTGTGCTTTCGGTTTAGGTTTCTACCCAGCTCTATGGTGGTGTAGTTATTCCGCAAAGCATTTACCACTGCCTTTCTAGCTAGGTTATTCATCATTGTTCTATCCTTTCCGCGAATGTCTACTTCAAAGACATCTTCCACTTCATTGATAACTTCACTTATAATGCTCATCTGAAATATCCGTTTTGGTTTCTGCTGGTAAATTTAATCTTTTCCTCTTTAAGGGCATTGTCTAGGTAGTCACCACTCACCTCAAACTTCTTTTGGTTTCTGACATTCTCAAGCACATAGTACCGATAGTGTATGTGGTGGGGGTCTTTGCTTTCATCACACCACTGCATCCATGCAGCTTCACTACATTTTTTGCAGAATGTCCACTGGTAATGAATGACCTTGTACACATCCTTTGTGTCCTTGTTCAAAAGGAGGTCACCCTCCATCGTGTGGCTTATAGGTCTTGGGCGCATCTTTCAAGTTTTTTCTCTAGCTCGTCTACCATCTCTTTCAGCTTAGCCATCTCATAGGCTTGTTTGGCATTCTCTAATCGTGCTTCATTGACCAGCCCATTTATTCTACGCTCATAGTCTATAAAATAGTCTAGGCAAGTGTTAATGTTATGTAGGTCTAGAATCCAATCAGTGAGGCTATCCCTTAAAAAGTCATTTCCGTTGGATAGGTTGTAAAGACCTTCCTGAACTGCGTGCAGCTTCATTTGGTGGCCTCTAATTATTAGCTCATTCATGCTGCTAGAAAGGGACATCGTTCTCCAGTTTTATAGTGTGATTCATCAAATTCTTTAATCCTATGGTAAAGCCTACATTGTTCTTTTCAGAGCGTATGCGTATAGGCTCGTGTAAAGGTGTTGGTCTACCTCCAGTTTCAATGTCCTTGACTTTGCGAATGTGAATATCGGTAAAAATCCAGTCTTGAGGATGCTGCGAGTACCTATGTATAATTGCCACACAATCCGCACGGTTTTGGAATTTACCGCCCCCTTCAATGTCTGAGGCCATTGGGGGCATAGGGTGTCCTTCATACTCATGTCCTTTTGGGTGTGTTCTGCGTAAAGCTTCCGTAGCTGGGTGAGTATTTAAAATGGTCATTACATCGTTTTTCTTGCAGAAGATTCTAATTCGGCTGGTGGCCTCATAGTGGTATTCGTGGGTGCTAACCTTCCCCAGTGACTTTTGGTTTATGGTCAAGGAGTTATAGGGGTCAATAAGCAGCCCATCGTACTGCTCTTCGTCATAAAGCTCTTGGCAAGTGTCAAGGAGGCTGAAGATGTCATAAAGCACATCGGTCTTAATGAATCTAAAATGTCCTAGCATATAGGCGTGAGCATCATAAAACTCAGAGTCTTTAGCCTCTCTTATGGCCTTACCCAGTTTAAACTCTATAAGCTTCCTCTGAAGACTGCCTACCTCATTCTCTGAAGAGAAAACCATCCACCTAGTACCATTCCTTAAAGTATGCAAAAGCATAAGGTATAGAATGGCGTGGGTCTTTCCCACATTGGCATGGCCACTGACTACAATAAATTCATTTTTTTTAAATCTCAGGTAGTCATCAATCTCTTGGTGACCGAATTTGTTAGCCTCTTTAATTTTACCACTCCGTGCTTTCTCTAAATAGTCTAGAGCTTCTTGGGAGGTATAAAGGGCTTGGTGGTGCATAAGTACAAGGATAATTAAAAAACCCCTTCGTTAAAAGGGGCTTGTTATTAAAATGGTGAATCTTCACTGAAGTGGTCTTGGTGGCTTCTGCCTTTTGGCTCGCCTCCAGTGACTACCCATAGGTATTCATCCACGAAGCTGGGGATTGACTTAATGTCCATCTTGCCAGCTGCAATGAGGTCAATGGCTCCCTTAAATACTACACTGCGAGCTATCTGCTCAGACTGGTTTGAGCTGGGTGCTTTTGGTGTGCTTGCTGGTGCAGTATACTTACCGCCTCCACTTGTGCCAGCATACTGAGGCTTTTGGAGTTTTAGTGTGCCTTTCTCATTGAGTTCGTGAGCTACCTCTTCCCCTATTGCAAAGCGGAAGGTGTCGCTCTTGGAAAATACCATGCCAGTAATTCCATTGTCAAGGGTTACCTCAAACTTGTAGAGGTCGCGCCAGTTGCCGTTAGGCTGAATGCTAGTAATCTTAGCCATTTGAATTGAGTTTTGAGTTAATAAAATCTAGGGTTTCGTTCTGAGCTTGCAAATAAGAGATAAAGTCATTTGTAGCTGCATCTCTCAATGCTTCTAAAGTTTTGACTCTATTCTCTAGAGCTTCAATCCGTGCTTGCTTGTAATCCACAAGCTGCTGCCATTGTGTTTCAGTGAGTGCCATTAGTTTTAAATTTTGGTTTCACCCAAAGGTAAACAAAAAAACTAATCGGCAAAGTTTTCTACACAAAAATTTCTTTCAGTTCAATTATGCAGCTTGTTTTCTCAAGGGTCTTGTCTACCTCCATCTTAATCTTTTGGAAGTATTTGGGGGAGTCATCCTCTAGCCCTCCCCACTTGTTAAAGGCATCCACCACAAACTTTACTGCCATGATGCAGTTATCCAAGTCCATTCGGTAATTGCACCTCAGAGATACCTCTAAGCCCTCGTAGGTAACTTTATCATACTGGTCTAGCTGCTCTAGTATTTGAGCATTCAATTCATCCTTGAGCCTCTTTCTAAAAGTCCAGTGCTTACTGGAGTAGAATTGGTTTAGGCTGGGAATCTTACTCAGTCTGATTTGGATTGTCCCACCCGCAACGCTCCGCAAAGTGTCTGTCAAGTTGTGCGATTTCATTTAGTATCTCTTTTTCCTTGAGCTTAGCCTCTTGCCTTGCCTCTTTGGTGTTAGGGCAGTTGGCAAAGTTGCTAGCTGCTTGGGCTAAAAGATAGTCAATCTTCCGCTTCTTGGATTTGTTGGTATAGTATTGCCATTCCATTGGTTGAGGTTTTTGCGGAGCTTGAGTGGTTTTCAAAGTATTTGAAGTATTGAGCTTTAGACCTTAGGTGTTTTAATTCAGTTTGGAGGTGTACAATAGCTTTCTCTATGTCTTCCTCCTTTGGGTTGTTGGGTTTATGCCCAGCCCTAAGCAAATAAGCTATGGCTACTCCTAAGTTGTAACTATCCTCTTGGAAGTCTAGGACTACATCCATTGCCTCTATGCCTTTGTACTTACCCTTGTAATAGTCAGGGGTCTTGCTCATAGTGTTCTCCGTTATTTCCGTTCTGCAAGATAGCTTTCATTCTTCTTTCTGACTCTAGTTCTTCTTCATCAGTATAATCCTCATAGTCATCCCAGTACAAAAATCTAAACTTGCTTTCCATAGTACTAACTTACTTACTTACTAACTTACTAAGTAATATACTAACTAAGTAACTAAGTAACTAAGTATATTACTAACTAACCAAACTAAAGTAACTCCACCCCCCTATAATCCCCCCTCCTCTTTTTCTTTGCGTTTAAGGGCATATCTTTACCTCAGGTAGGTGAGTATACCTAAAATGTGTTTAATGCGCTTAGAACGCACCTAAATACCCTTAAAAGAGTTTATTGACCAGTCCCTTAACCAGCTCTCTGAACAATACCAAGAGGCATAAAATGGCAAGACTCCACCCAATGACTCCCTCCCAGCTCCATTTTTTATTCTTTGGGGCTATGGTGTTTTGAATCTTTATGGTTTCAATGCGGATGGTGTCAGGGGGGCACTCAGCTTGCACCATGACCTTCTTACCCTCCAGCCACTTTACCTCTACCCTTACTCGGTCTTGGTAAATGGTCGTGTCCTTTTGAATGGTCAGGGTGTCGTGCAGAACTCTCTCCTTTGTGACTACAACCGTGTCCCTTACAACTACACTCTCTAGGGCTGGTTTCGCACCACCGCATCCACTAACTCCCGCAAGAGTCGCACTCAGGGTTATCAATAGAGCAAGTCGGGTTAACGGGTACATCTTCCAAGTCATTTAGCCAATTTTCAAAGTCGCTCATAAAAGCCAGTCGTATTTTTCATAAACCTTAAACGAAGGGCAAGCCTTAGCAGCAAACTCATTGTGTCCGTGCAAAGTCATATCCCCATACTCTTCACGCAATGCCTTAATCAAATTGACCATTGCCGTTTCTTGTAGCTCAGTCATGGTGTCTTTTGGGGTCTTGCCATCTTTCTCAACCCCTCCGACATAGCAGATGCCTATACTGCCAGTATTCTGCCCACTGGTGTGCGCTCCTACTTTCTCAATAGGTCTGCCTTTGTGAATAGACCCATCCAAGTAAATAACAAAGTGGTAGCCAATATCTGACCACCCCCGCTTCAAGTGCCATTGGCGCATTGTTTCAACGCTAATATCCTGACCCTCTCTTGTAGCTGAGCAATGCAGAATAATCTTATCTAGTGGCCTCATCTACCTTGACCCTTGTAAGGTTTCTTGTAGTTCTTACTCAACTTTGTGCTAGAAGCCTTTTTAGAGTGCTTTCTGCGCTTTTTACTGCTTGAGTGGTAGGTTGTATTAGCTTGAAGCTTTGAAGCCATTAGAAACGCTTATTTACGGGCAAACTTATCCAAAGAAGTAAACCCAAAGCAACCAAGAGTCAAAACCAAAACGGCATTTACCAGTGCATCACTTGGGGCAATGTCTTGTGGGCTGAAGGAATTAACTACCAGCATGACCAAAAGAATCAATGCACCCAACAAGCCAATAAAGCGTTTAGAGCTTACGGCATCCCCCTCACTCAATAAGTTTTTAATCCAATTCATTTCAACTGATTTTTGCGAATCTTAATCTCAAGGTATGTCTTGTAGATGAGGAACGCAGATAATACAATAGCAAAAACGGAGGCAATACCAGACAACAAAGGATTTATGTCAATAGTAACCCAACTGATGATTGTAGATAGGAAGGTAGCCCCTATGGATTCGGTGCGTGTCATTGCTCAACAACGGGTTGGTGGTCGGCAATGTACTGCCGTGCCTCGTTAATCTCAAACATCGTCCAGCCCAACGCTTGAATCTTCGCCACATCGCCATTCAACCACGATGCCAACATCTCAATGATGTAGAAGGTATCGGTGTCCACGACCTCTACCGCCGCGCCATATTCGTGGGCGTAGTGTGCAGCGAGTTCAGCCCAAGTGGGGTGAATGGTCTTTGCAATGGGAGGGTCTTCGGGATTGGGTGCGGGTTCATATTCCGTCCAATCGTAGGTGGTTAGTGTTGCGGGTAGGGCATCGTTCATATTGGATGCGGGTACGCGAAGGAATAGGTTTCCGTGTGCCATTTTATAGTCCGAATTTAGATTTGTCAGCGTTGTAGTTTCTTGCTACCTCCGTAGCCGTTAATGCGCGGTTGTAGATGCGGGGGAGGGCGATTTGGTTTTTATAACGATTCCCAGAATTATCGTATCGGCCTATTTCTAAATTTTCATCCGAAACATAAAGATTGCCGTAACTGGTGTTTGTGTTATCTAATGAGGCATTAGAATATATTTTAATGTTAGTCCCATCATCCGTGCCTACAATATGATTCCATCCATCACTCAAAGAGTCCGTATAGACAAAATTTGAAATTGAACCATTGGAGCTTATAATAAAACGGCAAGTTGTAGCATTGCCTTGATATAGCAAATACGAACGCTCGCTGGTTGATGAATACCATTTACCTAAAATTCCTATACCAATGTTTGAGGCATCAAAATACACCCACGCCTCCAAAGTAATCGCGCTTGTAATATCCAAACTCGCATTGTCGTGAACCTCACCCCACGAAGCACCATCAAGATTGAGGGCGTAGGGGTTACGAGCAGATTCAAACGCATTGACACCCGTGATGTCCTTGTTTGCCGTCAACCCTTGAGGGAGGAGGACTGGGGAGGTTTGGGCGGTTGCGCCCGTGCGAATGTATGGGCCGACGCTTGAGGCTTGTTCTGCACTTGCGCCCCAAATGTAACTTAAATCTCCGTTGTTGTTTGCAAAGGTTAAAGCACGAGCCGCCGTAAGTGTTAGCGCGTTTATTGAACATCTATACCACCCGTTTCCTACGCTTTCAATAGAGGATGTTCCACCAATTATGGCAGCATCACCGCTACCCACTTGATAAACTGCGCCAGCCGTACCATTAACTAAATCAAAATCGGCACCGCGGCCGTTGAACGATGTTGTGCTGGCCAATTGCAATGATGTTGTTGTTCCCGCTTTAGCATAAACCGAAAAACTATATGTACCCGCGACGACCACTCTATAAATCAATTCATTTGATGAAGTAGAATCCATACTTTCTGCGGTCGTTTGTCCATCGGGTGCCGTTGTAGCGTTTGCAGTTATAATGGTGTTTACTTTAGTCCAATAACTGCTATTAAATTCCTCGGAATACTGAAATTCATTCGTCCCCTTATTCCACGACACCAATGCCGTCTGCGCTACGGGCG